CGTTCCAAATTGGTAATTCAAAGACTAAGAGACACTGTATATATCAATGCCTATTGCGACAGTGTGATAAAGTTGATTTTAAACACCGAAAAAACACTATTTAAACAGCATTCAGATGCTCAAATAAACAAGGAAACAGTAACGTCTAAAACCAGCAATTCATTTGCAAGGAAATTTACAGCAATTGTAATTTCCATCCTGGTTATAGCGGTAATAGTATATGTATTAATTAAATCATTAATCTAAAGTAAAATGGCAAAGCAAAAAGAAACCCAAAATACAGAACTGGAACAAATAGCAAATCCAGCGAGTGAATTACAAGCATACTTTGATGCTTATCCCCAAATAGATGAATTTTACAAAACGTCTGATGGGCAGGTATTTTCTGATACAAATCTTAGAGATAACTACCTGAGAACACTTGACAATAAAGAATTTGAAATCTTTAAAAGAAATGCATAATGGGAAGACCAGCAGTAAAAATTAATTATTTAAACGGACAGTTAGGAGGGGTTGTTCGTGCCGAAGATAGAGTGGCAGGATTGATACTTTCAGGAGTAGCGGAATCGGGTATTGCCCTCTTAGAACCCAAGCAGGTTTTTTCTTTAGAAGAAGCTGTTAGCTTAGGCATTGCCGTTGCAACTAATCCTTTAGCCTATCAAGAGATTTCAGATTTTTATAAGAAAGCTGGAAAAGGCTCTGAATTGTGGATTATGTTAGTGGTCAATACAACATTGCTTGCAGACATCAGCAATAAAAACAACAATATAGCTCGTAAATTATTAGATGCAGCAGACGGCAGAATCAGACGTTTGGGTATCAATAGAAAACCACCTGTTGGTTATTCTATGGTAAATACAGAGTGTGTGGACACAGATGTTTTGACTGCAAAAATTAATCTCCAAGAATTGTTGGTAGAGTATCAGGCAGCACAAAAGCCATTCCGTGCCATGTTGCCACATTTGGGTTTTGACAAAACCAAAACCAGTAATTTACACAACTTCCGTCAAGATACTCACAATGGCGTGAATTTAATTTCATGGTCTGCTTATACGAATGGACAACCATCTGTTGGTTTTTCATTAGGCTGGTGGGTATCACTACCTGTTCACAGAAACTTAGGTCGGGTAAAGAATGGCGATGTCGGGTTGTTGAACGTTTATTTTCCAGACGGAACACCAATCAAAGAATTAGAAACTAAATGGGATGGCTTCCACGATAAGGGTATGACATTCTTAATCAGACACTATACAAGAAGTGGCTGGTATTTTGTTAATGACTACACTTGCAGTCCGGCTACAGATGATTACAATCAGTTATCACGTGGCACAACGATTGACTTGGCAAGAGTGGTATTGTACAATGTACTGATAGGAGAACTGTTAGATGATGTGGAAGTGGACGAAGATGGGAATCTCCCTGAATCGGTGGTGCTTGGTATTCAATCAGAATGTGAAAATGCTATCGTACAGAATATGCGTGAGAATATTAGTGGAAAGCCTACTATTATTATTCCTTCAGGACAAAACTTTTTAGCAACCAACAAAATAAATATGCAAATCAAAATCAGACCAAGAGGTCAATTTAAAGATATAGAAGCTGATTTGTCATTTGATAACCCAATGAATCACAATTAAAAATTAAAGATATGTTAGAGACACCATTCGACACGTCAGAATATGCTTGGAAAGACTTAGAAGTAGCCATTATGGGCAGACCATTGGTTCGTATTTTGAATGTGAAATACGAAGCTTCACAAGCATTGGAAGAAATCTACGGCAGAGGGCAAAATCCTTTAGGCATACAAGAGGGTAATTACCAATTCAAAGGAGAAATCGTAATTGGACAAAGTGAGCTAATTGCACTGCAAAGAAAAGCCAAAGAATTAGGGTTTAAAAACATCCTAAAACTCCGTTTCGATATTAATATCGTCTATAACTTAGATGGCATTGTTACAAGAAACGTATGCAAAGGAGCAAGGATTGAAAAATTTGAAGAGGCAATGAAACAGGGAGATACTGCTATGGAAATTACACTACCTTTTAAATTTACTGATATTCAGTACGGACTATAATTTTTTTTAACTAAAATACTAAAAACATGGCTTTAAAGAAAATACAAAATATGGCAATTGCAGCAGATGCGGTAACGCCTGAAATGATTGAAAGCTGGAAACAGCAATATGGTGGAGTGTTCAGATACACCACAGAGGACGGCAAAATTGCCTATTTCAAAACACCTGATAGAAAAATATTAGGAATGAGTACCTCTGCGCCAGATGTGGTAGCAGGAAATGAAATTGTAGCAAGAAACTGTTTTTTAGCAGGCGATGAATGTGTGATTAATGAGGACCAGTATTTCTTTGGTTTGCAAAATCAGTTGAGTACGTTTCTAAAGCAGACAACGGGAAAGTCGGAAGAGCTTTAAGGGAGGCGAAAAAGATTGCCAAAACCAATAACTTATTACTCAATGATTATATGATTAGATATTACCTACACATAGAACCAAACAATTTGAGCGACAAAGAATGGGCAGAAGCAATTGCTTACTTAGAGCGAATACGCAAAATGGAAAATGGTAGTTAAGGTTACCAGTAACGCTGAGACGGATTGGAGCAATCTTCTTTTCCTTTAAAAAGATAAACGATTAAGAAAACACAGTAACCAATCATTCCTGAAACAAAATAGATTCCTATTGCCCAAAGGATAATTTTTAAAATTAATTCAAATAGAAATTCCATAATCCAAAGTTACGACTAATAAATCAAAATGGCAAATGAAGTTTCATATAATATACAGGTTAATTCCGGGAATAGTACAGGGAATATAAATGGTATTACGAATGGCTTTGGTGAATTAGTTAATAAGGGAAATGCTGTTTCTTCCTGCTTTAAGCGAATTGGAGAAACGGCATTTGCGTTTGAAAATATTTCAAATGTCTTAGGGAAGTTTTCAAACGCTCTAAATTCTATTGTGGAGCCGGGCATCCGCTTAGATGATAACTTGAGGGATTTACAAGCCATAACAGGAGTAAATGATAATCAACTGAAACTCATTAGCGATTCTGCAAGAAAAACTGCTAAGGCTTTTGGTATTGATGCATCTGATGGTGTAGAATCTTACAAAACAGTATTATCTAAATTAGGTCCGGAATTAGCAAAAACGCCCGACCAATTATCTTTAATGGGTACGCATATAGCTGTACTATCTAAACAGATGGGCAATGATACCGTTGGTGCAGCTAATTTATTGACAACTGCCATGAATCAATATGGGGTTTCAATGGACAATCCAATAGAAGCATCACGAACTATGGGCGTGATGATGAATATTATGAGTGCAGCAGCACAGGAAGGCTCTGCCGAAATGCCACAAATTCAAGCTGCATTAGAACAAGCAGGAATGATGGCAAAAACAGCTAATGTTTCATTTGCTGAAACCAATGCAGCTATTCAGATTTTAGATGCAGCAGGAAAAAAAGGTGCAGAAGGTGGCGTGGCGATAAGAAATGTCTTAGCAGAGATGTCTTTGGGTGCTGCACAGCCTAAAGAAGTAGCAGAAGGAATGGCTAAATTGGGTATTAATTTAGATACTTTAACGGACAAAAGTTTATCATTTTCCGATAGGCTGAGATTGCTAAAGCCTGCAATGCAAGACCAAAAACTACTTACCCAAATGGTGGGCGTGCAGAATGTATCAGCAACCATGGCTTTAATTGAGAATGTAGATGAGATGGATAGGTTGCGTGACAAAACCATCGGCACAAATTCCGCTTATGAAATGGCAGATACTAAGATGCTTTCTTTTAGAGAGGGATTAAACCGAACCAAAGCAAAAATTCAAGATTTGGGCATTTCCATATTTAATGCAACAAAACCAGTACTTCCATTTATCAGCGGTGCTGCACAAATGGGGAAAACACTTACAGACATTACCGGGGCATTTAAAATAATTGGTATTTTTGGCGATAAATACGGAGATTCTTTAAGAAAAGGAGCAACCGCTACTTGGGGACTTGTAAAGGCACAAGCTGCCAATTTATGGGGATTAATTAAAACAGGTGTGCAATACGCTATAACCGGTGCTTTAATACTTGGTGGTTTTGTCGTTTCATTAGTTTCTGCTACGCTGGCACAAGTCGGTTTAAATGTTGCTATGAATGCCAATCCAATTGGATTAATTGTAATTGGCGTTGCAGCTGCTATCGAAGCAATTGTACTATTGGTTAAGCATTGGGATTTTATCAAACAAAAAGTAATGGATTTTGGACGCTGGATAATAGGTTTGGCAGACAATATATTTCCGGGCTTCAAAGACAAGATGAAAGCTGTTTTTGATTGGGTTGGCAAAAAATTTGAAACCTTAGTCGGTTGGGTAAAAAATGCCATTGGTTGGATAAAAAGCCTATTTGGTGGTGGAGATAAAAGCGGCATAGAAGTAGAAGGGGTTGTTTCTCCTATTGCAGGAATTGAAACGGATAATGCCATAGACAAAAACAATAAGATAACAGGTGGCGGTGCAAAGAGTGATTTAGACAAAGAAACTAAGAGTTCTTCAGCTTCTATTGCATCGGGTGGAAATAGACCTACTAATATCAATATTCAGATAGGTAAGTTTCAAGATAAAATTGAGATACATACAAGCAACTTTAAAGAGGGTGCAGATGATGCCGTCAGATTATTGGAAGAAAGATTGCTTGGAATTTTAAATAGTGCAAATGCTTTAGCCGTCAGATAATATGAGCGAATTTACAACATATCACGGTTTGAATACAGCACAAAATTTGTCTGTTAAAGGATTAGAGTTTCCTGCTGGATGGAAAAAGCATAAAAGCAATCCGGTTGCGGAAGCATTTAAGGAGTATTTAGAGCAAACCCATAATCCTGTAGCCGATGATTTTGATTCTAATCTGCAGAAAAATACAAAAGAAAAGTCTGCTTATGGCACTGATTATTGGCGTGATAATCTTTTAGGTGTTGAAGTATATATGCCTATAAAGCTTGGAGGCATAGATTTGCCCAACCCATCTATCAGTATTGCAGGGCGTATGAATATCGTTGAAACAGTAATTGTTGGGCAAGAGGGAACGGTAAAAGAAGAAATCAATACCAATGATTATGACATTAATGTACGTTGTTATGTATTTGATGATAGTGGCACATATCCTGAAGATTTAGTTCGTGAGTTAGCGGATTTGTGGAAACAGCGAAAGCTTTTAACTATTGAATGTGTTTTAACAGACTTCTTCTTGCAAGCAAAAGATAACTGCATTATAACAGGAATCAGTTTGCCCGAACAGCAAGGGAATGAAGACATGCAAATTATAGAATTGTCGCTAAGGAGCGACCGTGAATATGAATTAATATTAGACTGATGAGTTTAGTTTTAAAAAGCAAAGTAAAAATAGGCAAGGCAACATTTATTGGTGTCAATGATATAACTATTGAGAAAAGCATACATTCTATCAGTCAAAAATGCGTGATAAAATTGCCTTTAAGTGCTGTTTTAAAAAATACAGAAGGCATATCCGTTCCTGTTAAGATAGCAGATTATATATCCAAAGGCGATGAAGTAACTGTTACGCTTTGGTATGATGGCTATAAGGAGCAAAAAGAGTTCTTTGGTTTTGTAAAAACGATTGACTTAAAGCAACCATTGGAGATTGAATGTGAGAATGCAATTTGGTTGCTTCGTGGTAAAACATTCAAGCAGTCATTTAAAACGGTTAAACTGAAAGATTTATTACAGTTTATCACGGCAGGAACAGGTATTGAATTGCATAAAAACATCACTTCGGGAAATTATCAATTAGAAATAAAAAACTTTCAGATTGCTGATAAAGATGCAGTTTGGGTTTTGGAAGAGTTGAGAGATAAGTATATGCAGACCATTTATTTCACTAACGATAAAGAATTATATGTTGGACTGGCTTATACAGAAAAGGCAGGAATGGTAAAGTATGATATGGCGAAAAATATCATCAATCCAAGTTCTTTAAAGTTTCAAGATGCTGAAGATGTAAAAATTCAAATGCGTGTAGTGTATTGGGATAAAAAAGGCAAAAAGCATGAAGTTAGTTATGGAGAAGAAAAGCGAGGCAAAGAACTAAGTGGCGAAGCAGAAGTAAGAACCATTCATTTGTATGATGTGCAAGATGAATCGCAACTAAAAAAGTTGGCAGAGGCGGAACTGGCAAAGTATAAGTATAGTGGATATAAAGGAGATTTTGATACGTTTTTAATTCCTTTTTGCGAACCAATGATGACTGCAAAGATTGAAAATAAGCAATATCCTGAACGGTCCGGAACTTATTACATAAGTGGCGTTAAAATTACTTACGGCACTGGTGGAGCAAGAAGAAAACCAACTATTGATATTAAATTAAACTAATATGTCTAAAACGGCAAATGAAATAAAAGAAAAAATTAGAGCAATGACAGCTAATGTTGTTCAGTGCATGATTGGAACTGTAATTTCAATTGATGAGGATAATGCAGTTTGCGATGTCGAAGTAGATGGTAATACTTATTATGATGTACACCTTAAAAGTGTGATGGATGAGAATGTTAAAGGTATTAAAATACTACCTGCAAAAGATAGCATTGTATTGGTGGAGCGAATTGGTAATAGCAATGAATTATTTGTGGCGATGTACAGTGAGGTGGATGCTATTCTTTGGGAAATAGGAGATTTGAAATTTCACTTTGACAAGGACGGATTTATTTTTAACGGAGGCGATAATAAGGGAATGGTTAAACTGCCTGAGTTGGTACAAAAATTAAATAATATGGAGAACAAAGTAAATGAGCTGATAGGAATATGCAAATCCATGACGGTTGCACTTGCACCAAGTGGAACATATCCATTGGGAACAACTTTTTTTGCTTCGGTTCAAAACTTAACGACCACACAGGAAAATGATTTAGAAAACGAAAAAATACAACATTAATGCCACAAGATATTCTATTAGATAATGCGTTGGATTTGCGAATAGAAAACGGAGATTTTGTTATTGGCGAATCTACGATGCAACATCAGCAATTATTGATAGCATCGCACAAGAGCGATTTTAGAGGATTTCCATTGGTAGGAGTTGGCATTAATGATTATCTGTTAGAAGAAACAGAGCAGGATTTAATGAGAGAAATAAGAAGTCAGTTTGAAACTGACGGTATGAAAGTAAAAAGATTAGCATTTGAGGCAAATAAATTAACAGTTAATGCAAACTATAATTATTAAAGACAATCAAAGCCTGTTGGATATTGCTATGCAGGAAACTGGCACGGCTGCCAATCTTCTTGCCATTGCTAAAGCAAATGATTTGTCATTGACGGATGATATGGAGGCAGGCGATAAGTTGTTTCTGCCTGATGGCTTGCAGATAGAAAGTAAAACGATTAGAAAATATAAAACAGATAACATCATACCTGCCACGGCTCAACTGTCACCAGACATTGAAGCATTGGTAGCGGAAGGCGATATAGATGACGGTGCGCTGTGGTATTTGATGACGGAAAGCGGATATGATGCAGCTGCATTGGTGACACAAAATGACGATGATTATCTATTAATAAAATAAACGAATATGGCAAACAAACGAATAGACCAACTGGGCGTTGCAAGTAATGCAGAGGTGCAATTAGCGACAAAAATACCGATTGATGTAAACGGCAATATGAAATCGGCAAAAGTGCAGCAAATTGGCGATAAAATACTGGCAAATATTAAAACCGTGAATGGACAAAGCCTTATTGGCGATGGCAATATTACAGTAACAGGAAGTGCCATGGTTAACGCCGGGAATATAACAGTGGTCGATTTTACAACCTCAAAATATTACGGAAATATAAGCAGTGCGGTTTCAGGTAATATTACTTATAATCTTACTAATGCGGTATCGGGCGCAAAAGCCATCATATTTCACCAAGACAGCACCGAACCCATTTTACCCATAAAAACTTTTAAAAAGAACAGTACAGATTACGTAATAAGCAGTATCAATGTAATAACGCTAACATTCATTAACAATGATTGCATTTTATGCGAAATGCATAATCTTATGAGTGCTTCGATAGAGCCAGAACTAATGGTATGGCTGAACAAAGGGGGCGTTGCCAGCGGTTTCGTTTTAAAAGCTATGAATGATTTCTTGATGGAGATTAAACCTATGAGAAGCCGTATTCTGCGGATGAATGTAATGTTCGGAGAAACATTTGCCAGCATGTTCATTCCCTTAATTATCAATACAGATGGCAGTAATGTTCCTCTTGCAGGAAGCCTTAGCTATGATACCAATGTTGGGTACATCAGTTCCGATTGGATAATGTCAGGTGCCACTGCGGGACTAACTGTTGCAAGTACAACCAAGAGCATCAGCAGTAATTTTTCGCCCTTAAATGTTGCGGAATTTGGATTAGATGATGCCAGCTTCGGTATGTTTTATAATGCTTCTGGGCTTGGCGGTAGCCCACATAACTCAAGAGCTGTTATTGGAGGGAATATTGATTTGTATATGTACTCCTCCAACTACCCTGCTTATACTGGAATACAGTTAAATGGAAGCAAAATAACCACCTCGCAATTATCAAGTGGTTTTCCGTTGATAGTTAATCGGAGTTCTAATAGTAGTGTTGACCTGTACATTAGTGGCGTAAAGACCACCTACAGCAATGCATCCACCGCAAAAACTGCCGATGTGCCGAGTTTCGGGCTGCCGTATATTCAAGGTAATGCAACGGTTCAATTGATAGGTGGATATTTTATAGGCAAATCACTAACCGATATTCAAGCCGCATTACTGCGCAGCGCATGGGTAACATTACACACTAAATTAAACCACAAAGTTTCATAATGAAGTATTTCAAATTAACACAAGAACAAAAGCAAAAAATTGAGGATTTAAACAAATCTTCTAAAAGCCATATCATTCCGCAGGAGTATAAAGACTATTGGTTAGTGGATTGCGCCTATGCAGATGAGCCAATGTATAGTGATTTTGCTCCTATATTGAACAATTGCGAGGTGATCGAAATAATACCAAACGAAGCCAAATCAATAGACAGCCCTGTAATCGAAGATTTGCAAAAACAGTTATCGACTATTAAATCATCCACAAACCAGCTTACCAATACCAATGAGGATTTGAAAAAAGAAATGGAAGAAATCCGACAAATTGTAGATAAAAAAAACGAATTACAAGCAGAAATAAATAAAGCAATGGAGGAAAATTCATTAATAGAAAAATCAAACCAAGAATTGGAAAAGGAAATAGACATACTTAAAAATAAAATGAATAAAGAGGACAGAAAATGAGCATTTCAAAAGGTAAAATAATCTCTTGGGTTGTGTTTTTTATTGTAATTGCAATAATTGCAACTACCTCTATCATAATTTATAATGTAAAATAAAATGGCACGAAGTTTAAACGACATACAGCAAGACATATTGGAGCGCAAGGACGCAACGCCGGAACTGTCAGCACTCGAAGTACTGACACCGTCAGAACAGGCATCGCTCGAAGAACTTAACAGTAGTAGTAAGGTAGCAGTCTGGCGGTTAATCGTCTATATCGTTGCGTATGCCATTTTTACATTTGAATTACTGATGGATGTTTTTCGGAATGAAATAACCACATTGGTGAAAGCCAACAGACCACACACGGAGGACTGGTATAAAACTAAAGCACTGGCATTTCAACTCGGCGACACACTTGTAGAAAGTGACGAATATGATGTAATAGACACAAGCAAGCAAATCATTAAACAGGTAGCAGTTTTAGAGGGCGACCGAAAAATAATTATCAAAGTAGCCACCTCCAGTGGAACGGAACTGATAGCCGTGCCGAATAATACAGGTCAGTTGGATAGTTTTGTGGCATATATTGACAAAGTGAAAGATGCAGGCACGGAACTTGAAATCATTAGCGAAAATGCCGATAAACTGCGAGTGGCAATGGATTTCTACTACGATGCGCTCGTTGTGGACAGCAACGGTTTGGAAATAAACACAGGCGCAAACGTTGTAGAAACAGCGATTAAAAACTACTTAAAATCGCTCAGCTTTAATGGTGAATTTGAAATAAATAAAATGGTAGATTATCTGCAAATGGCAGTTGGTTATAAGTCATTGCGGTTATCTCTTGTCGGCGGTAAGTCATCGGATGCACCGTCTTATACAGAAATCACAAGGAATTATTTACCGCTTTCCGGCTACATGAAATTAGAAGATTTGGACGTAACTTATTATGCAAGTATTTAGTATAAATTGGTTAAAATTAGTGGCATGGCTCACGCCGAGTGACTTACGGAAAGTCAAGTTTCTTCGCTTTGCCTTTGCCTTGATAGAGCCGTTGCGGGTTGCTTACAGTTATTTTAAAATATACAGAACGGAACAGTTATATGATGCACGTATCAATGGACAAACCATTAAACTGGAACGTGCCTGCAATGATGTTTTCGATCCGGTTCTGCGCCGTATCTATATTACCAACGGAGCGGTGCTTGAACCGCCAACGTTTTATTATAAATACCGTAACAGACCTGTTGTATTCAATCCGGACGGCACGGCAGGGAATCCTAAGTTTTATTTTTCAAACAATAATAATGATGCGCTTACTTTTAATTTTTTTGTTCATGTTCCGGCGGAAGTGTATGCAGAAAAGCCACGAGTAAAAGCATTGGTAACAAAATATAAAATATTTGGTCGAACATTCGACGTAATCTTAATTCCATAGTATGAAAGAATTTGCAGCAATAACAACAGATCCCTATGAAGCAGGCATAGAAGTATTCCAATTTTTGCGAGATATAGATACCGACACGCGCGAACTGCTGTCGGCATTGGTAGGCTCGTCGACCGCTTTTGTTAAAGGTGGCGTGATAACCGTAGATGCCGGAGATACAACGGTAACAAACGGCATTATATTCAAAGATGGCTCATTTTACCATTTCTCCGGTGGCACGGTGGCAGCTACACTGCCGGATGCCATAAATATAAAATTTGAAACCGCCCATGCAACTGGTTATCCGAATCCTACTATCGGTATATCGCCTTTTGATTTATTCAAGGACAAAAGAGCCACAATTGACAATGCCGGAGCGGTAGTATTAAGTAGTATTAGTCATATCGGTGACCTGCAATATTTGAAAAGTAAGGCGGATTTGGTGGATGGAAAAGCAGGAAAGAATGCGTATGTGCAAACAACCAATTTTACACTTGGTAGTGACTTTTCATTATATTATCCTGGTGTATATAGTAATGAAACTGTCCGTGAGTATGAAGACGGAACAGTGCAAGTGTCATTGTTATTATTGATAAACAATAACAATATTCCGGTAGATACTCCTATTATTAGTATGCTGCCGCATGAAAATGCCCATTACTATCCACAAAAGAGACCAATAGAGGTATTTATAACAAGTGCCGGAGCTGGAACAGGCGGTGCTGTTACATCCGCTCAATGCAGATTGGAAAAATTATCAATTGGAGGTACGGATAATATTTATTTAGTTGCACAGTCCGGTTTTATGTCAAAAAAAGACCAAGTGGTTTTTGTTGATTTTGAATATAAAAAATAGAAAAAATTTAATTTATGAAAAGTACCCCCTGAAAATTAAAACTCCTATTATCTACTTACCCTACTGATATTTTGGAAGAATATACCAAAAAGAACGGCTGGTACACCATTAAATTAGATAAGCCACTTTGTGTGGCTAAAGTAAAGAATGCCAACCGCAAAAGGAAAATAGAGGTACTGACTACTAATTATCTGATATAACTAAATGTTTAACACTACTTGAATAGTATTTAAGTGGTACTTTTTTTCTGTTAAAAAGAAATTTAAACACTTTTAACGCAGATTAAAAATTGTACATTTCGTTTTTAAAAATTGTACATTTCGTTTTTGCGATTATATTACATGTTCCCTAAAATTGACGGCAATAATCCACCCATCTTTTTCTTTTATATCTTCATGCCATTCTTCGTAATACTCGTTGGTGTCAAAGAAAAAATCTAAAATATTTTCGCCAATCAATACAAATTTTGAAATGCCATTTTGAAGCAATATTTCAATAAAATCACGTTTCAAAAACATAATGTCATTTCTTACGCAATCATTCCATTCA